TCCTCGCGGTAGTAGTAAAGCAAATCGAGTTGGGCGCCCTCCCTCGTGGAGTCAATGAGCCTGTGCATATTGAAGCCGGTTCCGCCGTTGATGGCGATGAGTCCGAAGGGAGATTTCCCGCCGGCTAACTGCTGTTCGATGAGCCCGAGCATGGCCTTCATCTCGTTGTTGGAGATGTCGCCGACATTGAGAATCGTCTTCGGGAGCGTGCCCGTGTAAAGCGCGTTGAGATAATTCGAGAGGTTCAGTTGGCCGGTGATGACTTCGAGGAGCGGGACAAGCGGCGACGAGCCGTAGCCGCGGCCCTGCTTGAACTTCGCAATGTGCAGAATCTTGTCTGCTGAGAATTGGCGCTCCGCGCGGTTGATGGACTGCGTGTAGGCCATCTTCGGCGGCTTGGGTATCTGAGCCGCGGGAATGATTTTGATGGTTTCAGCCTCGACCGGCCAGATGGCGACGAGTTCCCCACCGAAGTTCCAATCCTTGCCGTCTTCCGACGAAGTGTCCTCGCTCCCATCGAGTTCGAGATACGCGTCGCCGAATAGAATCAAATCCCACAGGAGAGTTTCGAGCCATTCGTTTCCGACATCATCCGGATTCGGACTCTTGAAGAAATCTCGAACTTTCGTCAGTTGAGTTTCGTCGCCTGTTTCCTTCCCCTCGGGCAAGACGAATTGATACCCGTTCGAAAGCGTATCATCGACAGCGCGCCGCAAGATTGCATTCACGACCTCCGATTTGTTGGCTATTCGTCGCAATAGGTCGTAGGAAACGGGTGTGTAAGCGCCTCGTTTTGCTTGGACTTTCGAGTTCGTCGCCATCTGAATTCTCGATAGTGATGCGAGGTCCTTCCCTTCCCATTCTGGCGCGTCGGAATTCAGAACTTGATTCAATCTGGCGATGCTGGACGCGGACGCTCGCCTTCTCAGCAATCGGTCCATAAACGAACGACTTCGCTCAGCCACGAAATATGGAGGGTGCGGTTGGGTTCTTCACCCTTTTCAGTCAGACAAGACCAGCGGCGCTGGTGGCTCCGAAGGCGGCTATCACGACGAAAGCGATTGTCTTCTTCGCATACTCTCGCCACCAGCCTTCCATCTCGTCTTTGAAATCCTCGACGCCTTTCAGCCTCTCCGAGATAACAGCGGTCGTAGTCTTGAGGTCGCTGAGGTCGGCTCCTATGTGCGCGAGATGGTTATCTCGCATCAGCCGTAGTTCCTCGCGCGTTTCGCGCACGAGGTCATAGAGCCTATCGTAATCCTTGTCGCCATTACTCATTCGTCGCTTCCTCAGTCGTCGTGGATTCTGCCTCAGCGGCCGCGGCGGCTTCTGCCTCGGCTTTCAATTTCTTGGCTTCCTCAAGTGCCGCTTCGAGTTTTTCGACTGCTTCCACCGCGTCGTCGAGCGGTTGCTCGGCGCCGGTGAGCGTGTCGATTATCTCGTCAAGGGTGACTTTACCGTCTGCCGCCACTACTTGATACCGCTTTAGTCCCCACACTATCAGCGCCATTACGGCCGCGAAGGCCACTATCCAAACTTCCAATGCTACGCCCATTATTTCCATATTCATTCACCTGTTCCCGTATCGTGGGAGTGTGCATCCATCCATTGCTCGTGTTCCTGTCCCTTCTGGGCCATCAGCAAATCATGGGCCTGTTGGTGTTTGGCCTGCTCGATTTTCAATTCGAGTCTGGCCGGTTGCATAGCAAGGTTCGAGGTTTGCTCCTGTTTCCAGACTTCCAGAATCGAGTTGATGAACAGGAGCGCAGGTCCTCCGATGATTGCGATGAGCGCAACATAGAAGTCGAGGTTGCTTTGGACGAAGCCGGTTGGGTCGTTGAGTCCCTTGTAAATCACATAGGACGCGAAGACGAGCCAGCAGACAACGAGAGGGATGGCGACGGACGCCATCAGTATGTTGTTGATGGAACGACCTCGGGCCATGTTTCAAATCCTCCGTCCCGCGGGTTAATGACCGTTTCACTCTCCAAAAACTCGGACCTCGAATCCCTCGCCTTCCTTCTCGAAGTCCGCCGCGAGCCTCGCATAGATGAGAGCGTGAAACGCGTGGTCGTCATCATCCCGTCCATATTTCGTGAGCCGCTGACCGCGAACCGGGCGGTTCGACAGCATATCAGTTTCAGCCGACGAGTTCAGCGCACACCATTCATCGACCACCCAATCGAGCGCGCTGGCGTCCTTCCACGGAAGCCGATGTTTCCCCTCCTTGATGGCCTCGATAGCCATCTCGACATAGGTCGTCCTATCGACGACGACCATGTAAATCAGATTCCGGTTGTTGTCGCGGCGCTTGAATTCGAAAGGCGTGAGCGGGCGCGATGAGTAGTAGCATGACTTCACCCGTTCTCCAAACTCGTTCTGCAATTCGCGAACTTGTCGCGCTCCGTAGCCGATGTCGCACATCACTTCGGTCGCGTTGTAGCGGAGTATGAGGTCCTTGACCGCCTGCACTTCATCCCCGTCCCCATCTCGGGAGTCGATTTTGAGAGCGTTCAGAATGTCCCCAGATTTCGGGTCCATGATGACGACCGTGGTTTCGCGTCCCCAATCAATTCCCATAACCGAGTTTTTCGGTGCTGTGAGGTGGGTAGTGACGGCCCTATTCCCGTCAATACTCTCGATAGCGTCCCCGTATGTGAGCGGTTTTGTCGAGCCAGCGAAAAATTCACCCAGCACCTCGTTTGCATATCGGCGCGGAGTGTAGGTTTCGCGCTTCATGTTCCGGTCGGCCTCAGAAATCTCCGGGTGCATCGGTTGAGAAATGTGGTAGCCGATGATGTCGGACTCCGCGGTGTGAGTCCAATTCGAGCCGTCCCATTCTGCCTTGCTTGACTTCTCCCATAGTTTCCAAAATTCCGAACCTTGCTCGCGCGCGGTGCCGGAGATGAGAACCCACTTGAACTCCGACAGCGCGAGCATTTCCAACAGCATAGGCAGTATGTCGCCGTCGCTGTCTTGATACTCGTCGATGCAACAAAGGTCAGCCTCGACGCCGAGGAGCGCCTGTGCGTCGCCCCAATTGGAATAGGCATAGAAGTGATTCAACGAGCGCGCTCCGACATTGAAGGTCTGGTGGCTGACCGAGTTTTTGTCGCGAGCCGACAATAGACAGCCTTGATTGATGCTCGACATGAGCGCGCCGTTGAACCGTTCTTCCACGAAGCGCGTGACCTGCGGCTGACGCGGAGCGGTATAGACGGCGTTGAAATATGGAATGTTGAGCAGGGAGTATAGGAGCAGATTGCAGATTGTTTCGGTCTTCTCGACCTTCCGACTGCATTTCAACAGGATGATTTTCGCGCTGTCGTTCTTCTTAGCCGGGCCGAAGTGGCGGTATATCTCGATGAGGTATGGCCGTTCAGCGAGTGAAAATTCCTTGCCGTTGATGGTCCGGAAAAACTGCGACCACCTGTCGGGGAACAGCGCGATTTCACGCGCCTGTTCAACCGAGAGCGGAGTAGCCACACATCATCGGGACCTCAAGGCCCGGATGAATATTACGGCTGAACGGAATGCTGAGCCGCCGCTTCATCATCGAATGTTCCGAGGATGGTGTTCGTGGTCGTGTCGATAACCGCCCATACTTGAGGACGCAATTCGACCACTACATGAGCGTCCGAGTTTGCTTCGACGATTAGCCGATTTGTTGGAGCCGGTTCGACAACAGGTCGATTGGGGTCGGGCTCAAGGCCACCACGCTTCGAGAATATTTCACCGGAGATTTTCGACACCCACCAATCCTGTTTCGCGGAGAAGTAGCCCCTCGCGTTCCATTGTTCGATGAGCGAAAGAACGAAGTCCTTCTCGCCCGGCTTAATCGAGTCCAGATTTATCTTGATGAAGTCGATGCCGGGATGCGGACCTCCGGGGACCGCGGTCGTGATTTTCTCGACCCATTCCATCTGCTTCTCGGAGAGCGCGCCGTTCTTGTCGAACTGACGGATGAGCGACCACGCGAAGTCTATGGTTCGCGGTGTGGTTATCTCGCCGTTCTGGACTTTCAGTCGAAGTGCCTCTATTCCGGACATAATCAACCCTCGATTCCCACCTATATGAAGGACACGGTTCATCAATGAAACTAAGCGAACGGGTCCTTGCGCTTAGCGGCCATTTTGGCCTCGCGCCTTTCACGGTCGTCTGAGCGACGCTTCTCAGTCGCACGACGGTCAAGGGCTTTCTCCCAGCGCTTAGTTCCCTCGATGATAGTCGAAGCGACCACGGGTGCTATCCACGAGTCATCCGGCCCATCGAAGTGAATCGCCCATTGGAATCCGCGAGCGAACATCGAAACATCTTGAACACGCATCTGACGGCAGTCGTGGTTCTCCTTCAAACGGGTCCATGTGGCGTCCTTCACCCAAAGGGCGCAGGCGCCTCCACGCGACCCATAGATAGCGGCGATGCGCTGGTCGCTTCCCGTGATGCCGACCGTTTCGTAGGTCACGGAGCCAGCGGCCTTCTCGTGAATATCACAGCCGGCTTGCTTGAATAGCGACCGCAGAATTGAGCGTGTCGCCTGTTTAAGTTCGTTCTTCGATAGTTTCGTTCCGCTATTCATCATACGCATCCCCTTCGGACTGTAATGGTTCCTCAATGACCACCTTTATTAACACATAGGATTCTGACCAGACCCCTTTATTAAGTTTCCGGCAACACTCATCGCACGCCGACTCATTTTTCAGCGGCCGAGTTCTGAGAATCACCTTCATGCAGTTCGGGCATTCGTATCGGTGCAAATAGCCACCCATGCGAGCGGCTTCTTCGAGCGTCCGGACAAATTTCTTTCGCTGGTGATGGTAATCCTCAATCTCGGGCCATGCGTGTTCGACCGATTCGAACATCTGGCCGTGACCGAAGTCTGGGCCGAGGACGAAATGTATGAGTTCGTGACGGAGCAGACCGCGAAGCAGAATCGGCTGGTTCCATTCGAACGCTCGCGGGTGGATGGCGAGCGTGGGAATGTCGCCCATCGTCGCCGACCCCAACATTCGAATCGTCTTCGGTTTCAGATAACGAATTTTCATCCAACCGATTCCCGGCGGCAATCCGCCGAAGTGGTTGGGCTCATCCCTTTTCAGTTGCCGATAGATGTCGCGCAGGCGGAGAAGGTGTTCAACCCTCAGCGGACGGTGCATCCTCTATCATCCTCAGTTCGAGCATTTGGCCCACCCTCATAACCGTGATGGGAACATCGGGGTTCAAGGTGAAAAGCGTTTGGAGAAATTTTCCGGTTGTCGGTTGCGAGAACGGAATGTTGCATCGCCCTTGATTCCGGAGGTAGTGCATGACGAGTCTTTCTGCGTTGCCCGGCATCGCGTCGCTGGGATTCACCACACAATCTTCTGGAATCTCCCCGAGTTTCCAATCAATCTCAGTCATCAACACTCACCCACGGTCGCCAGCCCCCGTCCATCTCAACGGTTATGTCGGACCCATCGAGGCCCTGTTTTTTATGATACGCATACTCGCGCCCGTCGCCATGAACCGAGAATCCGACGACATACTGCGAGCCGGTGATGTGGTCGAGGACAATTTGCCCTTCAAAGTGGCCCTGCTGAGTGATTTTCTGGCCGATGAGTAATCTGCGTTCCATCACGGATTGCTCCCGGCGCCTCCCCGACACCGGAATGTGGCCGTCGATGGTTCCGAGGAAATCCGCTTCGAACTCCTCGCGGCTTATCAGCGGTAAAGTGGAGCCGTCGATGACTGCGACCTCGGGCGCGGGGCCCGGCCTGTCGCCGTTGATGGTCACATTGACGCCTTTAGGCACGGAGATTCGAAGGACAATTTCGTCCATCTCCGGTTCGAGTTCTGGCGCGTCGCTGGGGTCGAAGTGATGGACGGTGATGCCCTCAACATTCTCAGCCGTCTGGACCCATGCTGGGCGCTGGCCTTCGGGTTCGACTTCGATGCGCGCCTGTGCCCGACGACCCTTGAAGGTCGGCTTCTTTCGAATGTGTTCTGGGATTTCGATGTTCCCATCTGCTCGGGTGTGAGCCTCGACGACTATCTCGCCCTCCCCCGGTTCGAGTTCTTCTCGATATTCCTGTCGCGCGGCACGCGCCTCGGTTGGGTTTGGGTTTGGCCGGTCTGCCCGGTCAGCCCACGAGTTCGGATGC